TCCGTGCCATATCTGGATCATCACCCTCTTTCCATTTGTTTAAAATGTTTTGAGTGATAACAAGATGCTGATTCTCATCTCTAGCAATTAGTGAGATGATCTTTGCACTTCCTTCCATAAGCTTGAGTTCGCCAAATGCAAAACTGCAAGCAAAACTGACGTAAAAGCGAATACCTTCAAGAATATTAACATTTGCAACTGCTCTGAACAGTTTGCGCTTGAGTTCATATCGTTCTCCTAGTGCTTGTGGAACTTGTTCTTGGGCATATTTCCAAAGATCACTTGTTCCATAATTTTGGGCACTATTAATGAAATCATTATATGCTTCAGTAACACTAACGGCCCGCTCCATAATACGATCCTCTTTCAGAATCGTATCAAAAACTTCAGATGGATCTGGATAAACATTCTTGATAATATAAGTGTATGAGCGGGAGTGGATCATCTCCATAAACTCCCATACCTTCATACACGCTTCCAGTTCAGGAAGGGAGCAGTATGGAGCAAATGCCATACCAGGACCCCTTCCTTGAACAGAATCAAGCATAACCTGATACTTTAAGTTACTAGTAAAAATATGCTTTTGTTCTGGACGAAGAGATTGATAATCTCCCCTATCCTTTTGCAAAGAAACTTCCTCAGGTCTCCAAAAATATCCTAATTGCTGTGTCGTTAGTTTGTCGAAGATTGGATATTTGTAAGAATCATATCTTTGAATTCCTAGTGGTTGACCAAAGAACATAGGTTGCTTTTTGGTGTCTACCTCCTGAGAATTAAAAACGGTCATAGACTCGACCATATTTTTATCCTCCAAACCTGTTTTAAATCTTACAAGACTCACAATCTTCCTCCTCCGTTTCTAGAATATCGGAAATTAAATTCTCAAGTGACTGACGGGTCTCTTCAACCTCATCAGTTTTATGGTCATAAGTATTTTGATAGTAGCTGGTTTTCCAGCCGTACTTATATGTAGTCAACAGATCTTGGGCCATTACTGAAGTGGGAACTTCATTGTCTGGATAGTTTTCTGGGTTGTAAGACCAATTTCCAGAAATAGCTTGATCAAAGAATTTTTGCATAACAGCAACAATATGAATATACCCACGATTGCTAGGCATATCCCACAAAAGCGTATAATTGTTTTTAAGTGTTTGATACTGGGGAACAATCTGCTTAAGTGGACCTTTCTTTGATTTCTTAACGGACAGGTATCCGCGAGGTGGTTCAATTCCATTAGTTGCGTTTGACACAACGGAACTGCTCTCCGATGGCATCTGTGCGGACAATGTTGAGTTCCTGACACCATACTGTTTGACCTGTGCTCTAAGACCTTCCCAATCATATTTTAATTCGTTAGGAACAATTTCATCCACATCTTTCTTATAGGTATCAATTGGCAGAATACCTTGACCATACTTAGTTCTATGGGAATATTCGCAGGCACCCTTTTCTTTTGCAAGATTGACTGTTGCTTGGATCAGGTAATACTGAAATGCTTCAGTTAAGTCGTGAACTAATTGTGAAGCGTTTTGATCCTCATACTTCACACCATGCTTAGCTAGAAAGTGGGCAAGACCAATATAACCTACTCCAAGAGAACGACGTGCTTTAGTTGCAATTTCAGCTGCCTTAACTGGATATCCTTGAAAATCAATCAATTCATCCAGAGAACGAATAGAAAGATCACATAGAGTTTCTAATTCATCATTAGATTTAAGTTTACCTACGTTAATTGCAGAAAGAATACAAAGAGCAATTTCGCCATTTGGATCATCAATATGCTGAATAGGTTTTGTGGGGAGTGTAATCTCTTGGCAAAGATTACTCATCTCAACTTTATCCATAAAGGATGAGTGTGAATTACAATGGTCGATATTCATAATATAAAGACGACCTGTTTCTGCACGTTCTTTTAGAAGGTCCAAAAAGAGTTCTTGAGCGCCGATAGTTTTTCTTGGAATAGACTGATCTCGTTCATAACGAACATACAACTCATCAAATCCATCAGTACCAAAAGCATCATAAAGGCCTGGAACTGCATGGGGAGAGAAGAGAGAAATCTCTTCGTTGCGGATGAATCGTTCATAGAAAAGTTTGGAGATTTGGATACTATAGTCTAATTTACGAACACGATTATCTTCGGTCCCTTTGTTGTTTTTAAGAACAAGGATGTCTTCTATTTCTTGGTGCCAGATGGGGAAGTGGACTGTCGCGGATCCACCGCGTATGCCGTTTTGCGTGCAACATCTGACAGTTGCTTCAAACTTCTTGAGAAATGGTACAACACCCGTGTGTTGAACTTCTCCACCTCGGATTTTGCTGTTGATGCCACGGATTCGACCAGCGTTGATGCCGATTCCCGCCCTCTGTGCAACGTATCTACCAATAGCCATATCACTGCTAAAGATAGAATCGAGGGTGTCATCAACGTCAACAAGAACACAACTAGCATATTGTCTAAGTGGTGTTCGCACTCCCGCCATGATTGGTGTTGGGATGTTGATTTTGTGCTTTGAGATTGCGTCATAGTACTTCTTTACGTAATCTAAACGTGTTTCTTTAGGATACTTTGAAAAAATTGTCGCAGCAATCAAAAGGTACATAAATTGTGGCGTTTCATAAAGTTCTCCAGAACTTCTATCTTGCACGAGGTACTTATCAACGACTTGACGTAGACCTGCATAAGTGAACAAATAGTCACGACTATGATCAATAAACGACTCAAGTTTATCAAATTCCTCATCAGTATACAAATCCAAGATTTCTGCGTCATAGACACCTCTATCAACTGCACGAATCACATGTTGCTTAACTGTAGGACATTCGTGCATACGTCCAAACAACTGCTTGCGGAGAGCGAACAGAAGTAGGCGAGCAGCGACGAATTGATAGTTTGGGTGATCCAGATCAATCAGATCAGAAGCAGAACGGATCAGAATCTCCTGAACCTCTGCAGTAGTGATACCATCATAGAATTGAATACCCGATTGCATCTCTACTTGAGATGCTGATACGCCTGCTAAGTCTTTGCAGGCTTCTTCCACCATAACATGGAGTTTATTTAAATCGAGTGCTTCAGTTTTACCATTTCTTTTAACGACTTGTGTTCCGTTGCTCATATTTTCTTCCAGTTGTTAAACTTAATTTTTGCTTCTAAACCTGAATAGGTATTTGATTCTAACACATCCATCACATTAAGTCCAGAGATGACCATATCATTAATATCCTTTTCGAGGATATTCTTCGGCCAAATAATCACTTTCCCTCCACAATTGATTGTTTTTGAAATTCTATCGACAATCTCTTTATTTCGTGGTTCGTTATCATAAATCCAAACAACCCCATTAAAACCGAGATCACTAATATCAGCATCAGCTCCACACATAGCAATTGAGTTGTGAATGAACGTGCTGTCAAATGGTCCTTCAGTAACATAAACAGTTTCATCCTTTTTAATTGTATTGAGTCCATAAATTTTCGGAGAGTCTTCACTCAACATCACAGTAATATATTTAACAGAGTTTGGGGAGAGTGATCTTCCCTGAAATCCGATTAGATTATTTTCAAAATCATATAGAGGTATAATTATGCGGGATTCTTCGTAATTAATTTTACTAAAAGTTTTTTTCTGAGTATTTACCCACTCTTTAAATTTGTGTGCGAAGTAAAACTTTTCTGGATCTATCTTTCTTTTCTCCAAATATTCCTTTGCTATAGGCACTTCAGATGCCTTTGGTAGATCTAACTTTTTCAAGTTTTTTGAATCTTCACGCTTCGTGAAAAAGTCTGGTTTCTGAAAATTAAATTTAGGTTCCTCAACCACAAAGTTTTTACCAGTATGTCCCTCCTTAAACTTCTCCATCGTATATTGCTTATGGAGAGTTGGATCTAACTCCTTTAGGAAATTATTGAAAGATAAACTAGCTCCACAATTGTGGCATTTATAATTTGTATTATTTTTAACTGCGTAAATATATCCTCTTGTTTTATTTTTGTTCTTTTGAGAATCGCCACAAATAGGGCATCGGAAATTGTAGAGATCTACCTTTACCCTTTTAAATTTTTGCAAGCGAGATGAAATCAATCCAATATATTTGGAGTCAACAAAATCCATTGTCAGGGCATTATTTAGTTGCTTCTATTCTAGCAGGTTGGAGATCGGGTGTCAAAATATCCACAACAACCGAAGACTGTGAAAATGCAAAAGATGCAAATAATGCTATTCCAACTATTATCCAACGGAATTTTACAAACTCTTCTAATCTCAATTCGATTTTATCAATTCTATCTTTAAAATCAGAACAATGTCCTTTACTTTCCTCTTTCAGTTCATCAACCATTTTAATAATTAATTGATCAGTTTTATAATTTTGATCTATTCTTTCATCGTGCTTTGCCAAAATTGTGGCAATGCGACTATTTCCTTCTGATATTTTTTGTACAGCAGTTTCTAATTTATCCAACATTTCACGGGAAAGATCTTCATACATGGCAAGTTTTGATTCTAGAACAGCTAATTTAGATCCTTGACTGAACATTTTCCTTCTAAATGTTTTTTTATTTTTTATTATTTAAATAATCTAACCATTTTTTACGAGAACCTGTTCCACCACTAGCATAAATATTTCTTCTTGCCATTTTTCCAATTACTGGAGTGATTCCAGAAGTAGGTCCTGCTGCTGGAGATTTTTCACTAAATCCAGCAATAGGTCCAGAACTACCAGTTGTCATTCCCGTAGTTTCTTCTTTTAATTTACGGAATATACTGATTACTTTATCTACTTTATTCATCAGATCGATTGCAGTTGTGAAAGGCAATTTTTATCTTCTTCTATTCTATCAATTTCTGTTTTAGGGTATTCGGGTAATCTATTTAAAAATATAATAAAACTTTTTATAGACGGCCAAAGATCTCTTTCTAAGTTATAAAATAACAAAGGAACTGTAGCATCATTAAACACATTAAACAAAATAATTAAATGGTTTAATATAAGATGTACTTTCAGTTCCCCAGTTTCTTTATATCTCTTAAGCAATCTTTTTATATAACGTATCCTTTTCAAATCATTATCAAAATCTTCTTTAGTAACTGATTGTGGATTATCATAAAATTTAATCGCAAAAAGCATATAATTGCTTTCGTTCAACTCATCAAATCTCATATATTATCAGGCATCTGGATATCTAGTATCGTCATCAGCATCACTAGTGATACCACCACTACCTGCAGAATCTCTGCCCATAGCAACTAAAGTTTCAGTCTTAACTCTAAAATTGCCGTGGCAGTCAACGTAAGTTGTAACACCAACCCAACCAGCGTGTGCTGGTTTATAAGCGGAAGCTTTACCACCAACGGTTGTTACTCCAGCAACTCCTTGCTCGGTATTATCGACACCAAAAATTCCAGTGAAGTGTGCTGTACTTACGCCAGCACCAACCGATTTTGCTTCTGGTGCCCTGTAAACAGAATTTTCAAGAGATGAAATAGGTCTTTCTGTGATGAAATATGAGGTTCCAGCAGGAATCAGACCAGTTGCTGGGTTAGGAATTAAATATTGTGTAGTTGCAACCGATGCAACAGTATTACTAGTTACCGAAGCAATTACTGCGTGACCATAAGTTGCTCCAGCTCCAACAACAATTACATCACCAGCCGCTACTTCAAATCCACTTGTAGAAAATGTAGTGCCAGTTCCCGTGATAGCTTTTGTGGAAAGATTAATGGTTACAGAACCAGCTTTTCCAACTAAGTCTTTACTGCCCCAAAGAGCCATGTTTCCTTACCTATAATTTCTTTATATTGATATTTATAAAAAAAAGAGATCTATAATTATAGATCTCTTTAAATTAATTATGAATTCTAAATCAGTTTGTTTTTTTACTGGCAAGATAGTTCTTAACTTGAAGTAAAAGAAACGAAATAATACCGTTTGCCTTAACTCTTGGATCTGCTCCGAGTGCCTCAGAAACTGCCAAAAGAATTCCTAAAATAAGTTGAAAATTTACAGCACTTAAGGAATTACCAAGTGTTGCAAGTAGAAATGCGGTAGTCATAATAACCCCCAATACTATCCTAGCCTATTTATCAATCTGCTGGTTTTGCTTGTGATCCTGGACCTGGATTTTCTGGTCTTGGTCTACGAGTTCCTCTATACTTATTATAACCACGATATCCTACCGCTTTATTGTGAGCACGAACATCAGGTCTCCAATTTTCTTCACCTGGTTCATCAAATTCTCTTTCAGAAATAGTTTTACCATTTAATTCATATCCAGCAGTCATTACAATAGGATTTTTAACTCCTAATGCTGCTCTAAGTTTATTTTTAATGACTTCTTTTTCTGAATAATTAGATCTTTCATCTTTTTTATCATCACTACCACCACACTCAGATTCTTCCGTATGAACTGGAAGACCTTTGTGCTTAGTCTTTGCAAACTTTCTTGCTTCCTTTTTACTCATTCCTTTTGCTGCTTTTGCAACTTCTGGAGATGCTGGTTTTTCACCTTGCTTTGCTTTATAAACAAGTGCCATAAAATTTCGCTGAGAGGTACTTACTGCTTTTTCACTAATAACTGCACCACCCATTTCATAGCTACTGGCAACTACCATACCGTGGCGGGATGGTGCGGTCTTATCATCTGGAAATACTTTAACAATAGAAGAATTATTTACTCCTTCACCAGTAACCTTCTTTCTCTTATTATCATCAGTTTTTACTTCACCTATAAAATCTTCTTTTACGCTTGAAGTGTCCTTACCGTCTGCAACTCCACCTTTTTTACGTTGAATTGCATTATGAACTGCTCCACGATATTCTTTTGCTCCGCTTTCAACATTTCCATCACCATCATAGTCTTTCTTTGCCTTGGCAGTATCTTCACCTCTAGTTCTTTCACCTTCTCTTGGTTCACCGTGTTCGGTCATTTCTACCGAAGAAATATTTGGATTGGCACGAAGTTCGGAAATTTTTTCACGAGTTGCATAACGGACATAAGAATTTCCAGTTTTCTTATCGGTAACTCTTACCTTATACTTAGTTTCCTTAGTATCAGCAAGTTCCTTAAGATAATCTAATTCTATTTCTTGTTCTACCTTTACACCCTCAACGAATACTTTAAACATTGCATTTGCAACATTTTCTGAAACGATATTATTAATATCTGAAATATAATCTTCACCCATTAACATTTGCTTTGCTCTCAGTTTAATTGCTGGTGCTTGAGAAGATTTTTGAAGACCTTGGAGATATGCTCTTTTGAGTGCGGCAGCATCCATTTGCTTACCACCACTTGCTTTTTTAATTTCATATCGAATATCATAGGCAAGTTGCCTTGCCTGCTTTTCAAGACCTTTTGCCTGATCACCCATAGGAGATCCACCTTTTTTGGAATCTTCCTCAAAAATTTTCGTGCCCATTTGAAAATCTTAATTCTACTTTTTTCTATATTTATTTATGAAATTGAGACCGAAGTTTTTCTGCCCAAAAGCAAGATTTTCTTTTCCAAGTTGAGAACCTTTAGTTTGCTTATCAACATACTTAAGATATCCAGTTGTTCCGACTAGTGTATTAGGTTTTTCAGGTTCTCTATACATTCTATCCATATGCTTTTCAGTATATGCTTCATTTACGTCTTTAATCCAAGACTTAAACATAATATTATCTTCGGTTACACAAATTAAATAATTTGTTCCTCTACGAATGATTCTTCCTACCAATCCAGTATTCAGGTTTTCAACAAGTTGTCCAATTCTGAAGATTACCTCGTTAATATAATTCTCACGAAGAGACTTTTGATCAAACTTAGGTGCAATCTCCCAAACTTCGGCAACCTGATCCTGAATACCCATAGCCTGTCGAACAGTATCAAAAATTGCTCTAGCATCTTTTGGTTTCATTTCAGGAGGCATTCCTGATCTGAAAGTTTTAAAATCTCCCTCAGAAGCAGCAAGACGCATTCTTGATGCAGAAAGACCTTCAACACCATCAGAATCTGGATCACGATCTCCAGCAGATACTACTTCGATATTATCAAACTGATAAAGATTGCCGTTATAATTTGTGGCCAATTTATTAAATTCTTTAACTCTATCTGCTCCTCCTACAATTCGTACATTTGCATAACCATCGTTATGTGCCTTTTTGAGAACATCAAAAATAGTTCGGGTACTTACATCATTTGCGATTCTCTCACTATGCTGAGGGAACATAGATCTCATCAGAGAAACCTTGGTATCAGCATCCAGAGGATTCTTTTTCTTATCCTGTGTACGAGAAGGGACAATCATATAATCACTTCCTTCCTGCTCTGCAGCAGCGGCTGCAGTATCCATTAATTGAAGGTGACCAAGATGAGGTGGATTAAATCTACCAAATGCAACAGTTAAAGTTCCCTTAGTTTTTTCTACTGGAAGATAATTGACTGGAGGTGCTTCCTGTGCTTGCTGCTGTTCTGCAGGAACTTCTTGTTGCTGTCCTTGTGCGGCAGCCTGCTGCTGAGCAACCGCTGGATCCTGAAAATTAGGATCTGAAACATTCTTTTCTAGTTCAGTTTGAGTGGAATCTTTACCTATTGCTTGGCGTTTATTATAAAACTTAAGCTGTCCTTTTACAGTTTTTGCTACAAATTCCCCATTTTTATACCATCCACCATGACCATCTCCATCTAATCCAAGTCTCAAAGCTTGCTGAGATGCTGTAGTTTCTTGGAGAATTTTTGCTTCTCTAATAAAATTAAAAAAACTTTTCATTACTTATCCCAATCTTTTGCTACGGTAAAGTTTGCCCTACTAAATTCTAGACGATCTACCAATTTAAGAGCAGTACCTGATTTAATTGCAACAAACCCTTCTGGAGCAGTAACTTTGTATCCATCATCAGTTTTTAAAAAAGTTCCAAAAGTATTAACTCTTGAAAGCTGTCTAATCACTATAGTTTTTGCTTTTTGAAGATTCATATAAGAAGCAACTGTCATGTAAATTGCCCTATCATTTGCCCTAATAAATTGTAGACCTTCTGTTTTAATTCTTAAATATTTATCTTGTGCCACTTTAGTCTTCTTAGACAATATTTCTTTATCTAAAAGATTTGAATAAAAAGTACTAAATTCATTAGCAACTGTACGAGTATTCGGCATAGCAATACCCTTACTGATATAACTGTTAAAGAACCTCTTGAAGAGAGTGGACATTAGAAACTTGGATTCTCCAGTTGCAGTAAGCACATCAAGAAAAGTCGATGCCTGACGAAGAGACCCTTCAGCAACATTTACTGCGGAATTATAATTTCTTAATTCCTCTTGATTGAAATTAGCAATTCCCGTAGCATCTCTAAAAGATGCAGAAGTTACATAAACGTCAGAAGACTGACGGAATGAACTAATATCTACACCAAAAGATGCATTCATCTCAGCAATTGATGCTCCACTATAACTAGTGTGAAAAACTACTCCTAATTTTGCATTATTAATTCTCGACCCAAGATCAGAATCTGCAGGAACAGCATATGTAATAGTATTTGGACGAAAATAAATTACATTTTGACCATCAATAAATCCAGTATTTTTATCATTAGTAAAAAGGAGATCTCCTTGAATTACACCTTTAATACCAATATTCTTCAGATAAGTTAAACAGGTTTTGAGCTTATCTGCAAGTTGCCCGTATCCATAAAAATTAACAATATCTTGCTCAGAATAACAAAGTTTTGGTTCAGTCTTGGCAAATACAGATTTGGTACCGACAAAAAATAATCCATTCTCAGGATTAGTTCCACAAACTACAGCAGGAGCACCGTCCCACTTTGTAGTAATTTCAATTGTTGAACTTTTTGCTGAGAGCATCTGACCCAACTCACGCAAAAATGCAATCGCATTCCTCCCACCCTGAGATCCTTGATTCAGGATGTCGTCTTCTAAGTGTTCTAGGTGAGTGTTTTTTGCCATACAAGTATTATAGGGTATTATGGGATGGTTTGCCTACTGAGTGGACAGTTTATGAACTGTCTACCTCACCATATCAAATCCAATTCTATCTGAAGTTCTGTTTTGAGAATCATTAGAAGATCTCAATTCAAGATAATTCACAGATTTAACTCCATTATCATTTATTCTACTAAATGTTGGTCTACCATCTGGCATAGAAACCGACATCTTTACATAGATAATTCTTGAATTATTTAAGTATTCTTGAAATATTTTTTTAAGATTAGTTTGAAGAGTTCCAGTTCTTGATGCCGTTTGTATTAAAGTTTCACACTTATACCTAACTTGTCCATAAGTGACCGCTCTAGAATTTGGAAAATACTTAGTTAAAAATGGTGCCCAAGGTTGAACATTAATAATTTGATCAGATGACTTTTTATTTCTAGGTTCATAATTTACTGCAACATCAGCAATTGCTGCTGGTGTTAATTCTACGGTATTCTGCAGAAGTTGCCAACCAAGAAATGCTCCAGTTTTAACGGAATAGTCTCCAAGTATTTTCAATAAATTATATGCCTGACTAGATTTAAGAGTTGCTGATAAAGTATTTTCAACATAAGGAAGCATTAACTGAGGTTTAACTTGGTTTGAAACTCCTTTTCCAGATTTTGCGGATATTAAATATTCTTGATTACCAACAATCAACTTATAATCGTATAGAGATATGGAAGATGGTGGCATAAAAATCTTTGCACTTTGAAGATTTGTTATTTGCAAATCTGACAAAACACCTTTTTTAATACACGCTAGTGGACCAATAACCTCAGCAAAGTAACTCTGTATTGCTCCCCAATCAAATCCTTCTGTCTTTATTCCAGCAAAATCTCCAGAACCACCATTAGCATAGGCAACTAATTCCATAAGATAATCATACAGTTCTCCACTATAATCACTAGTTGACCAACGATCGGCAATAGAGTCTATAACTCGTTGATAGTAAGAAGAAGAATTATTAAATGTTTCATTTTCAATTCCAAATGCTTCAGGCTTTAAATCTATATTACCAACTCTTCCAGGTTTCTTAAAATTATCCACAGGAGAATAATATACCGACCCACTTTCATTAAATTGAAATGCTATTTTAGTGTTTCCCCCACGAGAAATGTGTTGAGAAAATACATCTCTATAAATTACGGATGTGCGAATCTGTAAATTACCTTCTACTTTTGATGTAGTCTCGTTTGCATAATATGGGGAAGATTTTTTAACCTCTACTGATATCCCATCATTATTCTTATAATATTTTTCCCAGGCAGATTTACCGCTTGTTCTTCCCATTTTTTTAAAATTATTTAGTGCCCGTGAGAAGATTCGAACTTCCACTATATGGATTCTAAGTCCACCCTCTCTACCGTTGGAGTACACGGGCATAAGTGGAGAATAGGGGAGTCGAACCCCTTACCTCCTGCGTGCAAAGCAGGCGCTCTACCAAATGAGCTAATTCCCCAGTAGAACAAGACTAGTATATCACCGAAGTGGCATAAAGTCAAATAGTTCTGGATGAAGATTTCCATACTTTCGCATTAGTTCTCCAGCTTTAGCATTTGCCTGGTTTTCTGTTGGACTTCCAGGATGAGAACTTCTATGCAAAAGTTTTTTTTCTAGTTTCTGTTTATAATGAAAATACTCGTGAGCAACCGTTCTCAAAATATCCATAGGATGCCTATTGATTATACTGATAAAAATTATATTTTTATCTGTAATTTCTCCAAATGCTTTATTTTTTTTAGCATAAGAAGTGTCGTCAATAAGAATGATTGGAATATCGTAAGTAATGCTTAATTCTCTTTTAAGAAAGACCAAAAATCTTTTAAGAATAGCATCAAATTGCATTCTTGATATCGATCTTCCTTTTGATTTTCCAATTATAGGCATTTTTTGAAGTATTTATTCTGGATTAACAATTTCCTCAATCTTACTATCAATATTGTAAATTACATTACGAATATCAGAAATACGAGGAGGCACACTCACTTCATCATAAGTATAACCTTTTTGCGATTCAAAAAGAATTTGACGAACTGCAGCGGCAGAACGAACATCCATTTTAATTGTTACTTGTTTTTCTTTAGTCATCGATCATCAACTGCACGGTTTTCGGAGAAGTAAACATCAAAGGCACCTTCAGGATAACGCTTCAGAAGTTTTTGAACATTACGGGCGACAACATCATCAAGAGTCACTTCGAGCGCCATACAAGCTTGGGCAACATACCACATAATATCACCCAGTTCAATAATCAGGTGCTCACGGTTGTCCTCATTATAAGGTTTACCTTGAAACACCATCTTCTTTACAATTTCCATAAACTCACCACCTTCGGCATTGATACCAACAGCAGAGGTCAGAAGACGCTCAATGTTGGCACCCTTTTCATCCAGAGCAACTAAGCGATCTGAAAGAGCGAGGAAGTCCTTGGATGCATCGGAAGTTACAGCATCAACAAATTCAGCGTACTTATTGAAATTAACGTGCTTTGCTTGTTCCATTAAAATTTAAATCCTTCAAACGACTTTTTAGGTTTTTTTTCTTCGTAATCATTATACTCGCTATCCTGTCCAGAGTCAAGTATGTCTTTCTGGGCAGTTTGTTCACAATCATAAAGTCTCATCTTTGCCCTATCAATACCGACAATAAAACGCTTAAAGATTGTAGGATCATTATACCTATTCTTAAGTTGTTTTACCATAATCTGCCCAAGTTGCTCCAACTCTTCAGTGCTAATAAGGGCAAACATAAGATCAGCAGTAGCAGGAAGACCAAAGGATTCAGAAGTATCAGTAAGTTCAACATCAGAAGAACCAAAACCTGAACGAGTGGTCTGAGTAGCGGAGACAATCGGGACATTAAACTCAACGGCGAGTCCCCTAAGTTCTTCAGCAATTGCTTTAACAAATGTATATGAATTGATATTGCTATTTCCTTTATACCTGCTGGAAGCACAAATATTAAGGTAATCAACGAAAATAATATCAGGTCTAAATGACTTCTTAAGTGCAAGTTCGTTAAGAAGTGCCTTAAAATGACCACTATGTGCGGAAGCAGTTGGATATTCTTTAATTATAAGTGATCCACTGGTTTTTTTCGCAAGATTAGTTACCTTATTTTGAAAAGTTGATTTTGGAAGTTCTTCCAATTGCTGAATAGGAACGTTTAAGAGATTTGCATCAATTCGCTCAGCAATTTTCTCTTCTGCCATTTCCATTGTAATGTACAAAACGTTCCGTCCTTGGAGCAAGACGGAGCTAGCCATATGGCACATGAATAAAGACTTCCCGACACCCGTACCAGCAAGAGCGATATTAAGAGTTTTGTTAGGGAGCCCACCTTTCGTGATTTTATTAAAGTATTCAAGATCAAATTCAATTTTATCCTCCTTTCTGTGGTAATACTCATATCGTTCTTCATAGTTATTTAAGTAATCGTGACCGATATTATTATCAAAACTAACTGCAAGAGCATCCGAAAGAATACTGGGAATAGCATCCCGACTCTTTTTTGTATCATCTCCATCAGCAATATGAATGCTTTCCATAAGTGCCAAATAAATGGCACGATCACGACACCATCTTTCAGTGGTATCAAGTAACCACTGCTTATCTGCGGGGAAATCATTCAAATTTTTATTAATTTCCCTGATTTCTTTAATCTGATCTTCAGTTAAGTCTGTTCGGTTTTCTACCTCAATATTAAGTGCTTCAACTGTAATTGCTGAACCATATTTTACAATGAATTGAGTAATCTCTTCAAAAATAACTTTTTCAGACTTATGTTCAAAATAATCTGGTTGTATGAAAGGTATGACCTTTCTAGAATAATCTTCATTGAATACTAAATTTCTGAGAATAGTGGTCTCAATTCGTTCCATAAGAGAATTGTTGTTTTGCGATAGCATCAAGTTTGTTCATTACTTCTTCAGTAAAATATTCTTCTGGATTGGCAAGGAT